TGATCATCCACATATCGGCGTACCACAGCGCCCAAGTCGCAAACACTTTGGTCACGACCATCACGCCAAGCGGGTCAAAGCGCAGAAACAGTTTGGCGAGCAGCGGATTGACCTCCCTCGCGCCCATTTTTAGCGCCGTTAGCGTTGTCCATACATCGCCAATCTGGAGCAGGATAAAAAGCGCAAGGAAAGCAAGGTTCATTGCTGCGTCACTTCTTCCGGCTTCGGCATCTGCGCCTCAACCTGTGCCTTCAACTTCTGCCACAGCGGATAGCCGCCCTGACTCGTCGGGAGTGACCCCAACAAGTTCACGATAGCGACGGCTTCTTCTAGCGTCATCTCTAACTTTGCTTCTAGCATCTGTTATGCCTTGTGATGGTTGATATAAGCGTTATTACGGTTGTGCCGACCACGGCAACGGCGGCGAAACAATCGGCGGGTTAATCTGGTTTTGAATCTGCTGCTCTACCGCAGCCTCGGCAGACTCTTTGTCCACGCCGTTAGCCCAACACCAACCCAGCACCTGATCTTGCGTGAGGTCAGCGTAAGGCGTGAAAGCCTCGCCCTGCACCACGGCAAACGAACAGGTGGCATAGACGCTGCCGCTGTAGTCGCCGTTCACGCCGTTGCACGACCAATGTGCGGTAACAACGTAGTCAGCGCCTTCGGGGGCTTGCGGTACGCAGTCCAGTTGGCTGATGTTCCATGTAATCACGGTAGCCATTTATTTGCTCTCCAATGCGGCGACTTTGGCCTCAAGTTGCTCAATACGCGCCATCGCTTCTTGCAGGGCTTTGATGGCGGCGAACGTGATGTCTTTGGTGTAAACCGTTTTCAGCGGTTCCTCGTCTTCCGGCGTCTCGCCGAAGCCATCGCTGTCCACCCACACCGGCTCAACCGATTCAACTTGCTGCGCGATGACACCGACATTTACATCATCGTGCGTCTGGTCGTTGTACTTATAGGTAACAATTTCCAATGCGCCGATTTTGTCCCACATGGACGAAGCCGGGTTAATTTCTTTCTTCGTGCGAGCGTCGGACAAGTCTACGTTATTGGCTTGGTAGTTGGCCAAGCCACCGTTAGAACGGATTGTGGCGCGAACTGCCGTGGCGTCGCTGCAATATAAAAATACATTTCCAGTTCCGTTAGGGGTTGCGGTTGTATATTCAATTACTTGCCCTAACGGTGCTGCGTTGGTGTTTGTTAAATAAGAAATATAAGTCGCGGCGGTGCTTCTAAACTCATGGTAAGTGCCTGTCACTCCAACATACGCCCCGTTATCACTCGCCTTAAAGTACCCACCCGCCGTGAACCTGCCGCGTTCGGTGTTGTTGGTGCCAAACAGCAAATCGTTAACGCTGCCTTGAACATACTGCGTTCCCGAACTTGTCAGAATTTCAATTTTGGTGTCAGAAGTATTTGTCTCAATACGGACTGGAATGTTGCCCGTGCTATAGACATGGAGCCTTCGTGAAGGCGAAGTCGTCCCCACGCCCAAATTCCCACTCGCATCCAGCGTCATCGCCTGCGTGAACGTGATGGTGTTGCCTGCGGTGCCGGAGGGGGCGGTATAAAACTCAAAAGCACTATCAACCATCCGCAAACGAGATGCGGCACCGCCGTTTTTGTATTTAAAGTCAGTATTTAAATATGCGTTGTTAAGTATTTGGGTTTGTGTATTGCTCACGCCCCAAAAAGCCGATCCTGTTCCTACGTCAATCGCTTTTCCGGTGGTGTAAATACTCGGCGTCACGCCCAAGCCGAGGTTGCCGGAGGCGTCAAGGCGCATACGCTCGGTAACAGTTGCGCTGCCGGTTGCAGTGGTGCCGAAAGTAAGATCGGTCGGGTTGCTGCCAGCGGAGTGCGTGCCAGAGGCCACAGCGGCAAAATATGCATGAAGAGTTACGGCATTTGCGGTCGTGTCGTTACCGTAAAAATCTATTGATCCAAACGGATTGCCTGCGACAATAGAAGTATCGTTTCTAAAAAGAGCAATACCCGATTGCCCGTTTAATTTTTCGCAAGCAATAAACCCGCTTGACGAGTTAATCGCCGTCGTCCCGCCGACGAGCAGTTCACCGGCAGAGGTGATGCGCATACGCTCGGTGTTGTTGGTTTGAAACGCTATTGGGTAAGTGCTTTGCGTTCTAACAACCAAGCCACCACCGGATAAAACAGTGCCTGCTGTTGGCACGCAAAATACGTCGCCTAGTACGGTTCCATTTTGCGAGGACAGTGCCATGCCAACATACGACTGATTAGTGGATGTTGAAGTATTTGATAATGAAAAACCAAGAGTGCTGCCTGTTGCATCTGAAAATGAAACGGTCAATTTGTTTGCAGGCGAACTCGTCCCAACACCGAAGTTGCCAGAGGAATCAAACCTTCCGACTTCCGCGCTGTTGGTAAAAAACTGCAATGAGTTAGTGCCGTGCGCGTAAAGAATACGGCCTACGTCTGCGGCATCTTGGTCGCCAAAAAGAATTCCCGAATTTGCCGCCGTTCCCGCAATTGTTGACAGATAAGTGCTTCGGCCCGTTGTGTCGTTACTTTGAATTCGCACACGCTCGCCAGTAACAACTGTCGGATCGGTTCCGCCAGCCGTGCCTTTGACATACAGCGTGGTGGGCGGGGTGCCGCCAATGCCCAACTTGCTGCCGTCAAATATCAGCGCCGTTCCACTCGTCGCTACCTTGCTGCCGTCCAGATACAGGACGCCGTTGGCGGTGCCGCCGGAGAGGGTGAGGTTGCCCGTAATCGTGGCCGTGCCGACGTTAGCCGAGGCGACCGAGGCTCCGGTCAGCGTCATGGAGTGGTCAGCAGCGCAACGCCCGCGTTCATGCTGGCAATAGAGGCTGACGTAGAGGTGAGGTTAGTCACCGTTCCGGTCGTCACAACGGCCACAGCGGCGTTCATAGAGGCTGTAGAGACGGTCGGCAGGTCTGACTTGCCAGTAACGGCGAGGGTGCTACCGAGCGTTGCAGCGCCCGTGACGGCAAACACACCGCCGACCGACAGCGCCGAGGTGATGGATACGTTGGCTTGCAGGCCGGTGTTGCCCGTAACCGTCAGGGTGCCGTTAATCGTCGTGTTGCCAAACGAGTTGGCGGCGTTAATCATCTGGAACCGGGTGCCGTCGTAGCAAATGACGACGATTTCGCCCGTATTCACATCACCTGCGATCAGCGCGGTAGAGCCGTCGCGGGTGATGGACTTTGCGCCGAGGCCATCAATGTTGATCGTCATTGCGCCCGTATTAGCGGCGTTGGCGATGAAATAGAACAACTGCCCCGCAGCGTAAGAGGCCAATGCAGGCGACATCGTGCCTGTGATCGTGTCCGTTCCCGTGACCGTAATCAGTTTGGCGGCGGTGGACTGCACTTGGCTCATGTTGGAGGCGTCAGTTGCCGCCGTGCCTGCGCCAAGGCTAGTGATCTTGTTATTGCCAAACGGGATGTTGGCCGTAACGGTGGTTTGACCGTCCTTGGTGATACAGGTAGAGAGGCCCGTAGCAAGGTCTGACGTTAAGGCGTTAAAGACCGTAGCCGAGATGACGGTGTTAGCGACGACAGGTTGCCCTGCCGTGTTGATAACAAAAGTGCCATTTCCCGTGAAACTCATTGCTTTTTACTCCTTTGCCGCTGCCTTTCAGCCTCTGCACCTGCCGCGCCGCCAACAACTTGTGACGGTAACGTAAACTGTTCGCCCAACAACTGCCGCTGCAACGCTTTGCTTAATGCCAAGCGTCGTGCGCCATATTTTGCAGGGATGATTCCTAGGGCTGCGTATGGTGAAACTGACATAAGTGGGAACGAGACTGCTCCCGCTCCGGTCATTGCTAAATCTAATGCGTTAGAGCCAACGCTTCCGGTTCGCTCTGGGCGAATCATTGCGCGAGGGAACGAACTGCCCATGCGAGCCGCTAATTCCAACTCGGGCGACAACGGCTTACCCTTGTTGAGAATTTGCGACAGCTTCATAGCATCAACGCTGCCGCTACCCTCATCCAAAGCCGCCTGAACGGTGTATGACTTGGCAATTTGGCGACGAGCGTTGTCAAACTGCTGGGCAAGATTGCCTTGCCCGGCTTTTTTCAATTGCCGAAAAATCATTTCTTCAAGTGCTTCGGCCGCTTCTCGTTGCGCTCGGCCTAATGCTTTTCTTGTCGGTTCGTCTAAAGACGCAAGATTGTCAGCAGCTTCATTACGCAACTGCTTTAAGTATTCCATACCTGAATTTGTGTCAAATTCAGGAACATCAAGCGAATCCACTAAATCCTTGATTTCTTTTGATGCGGCTACATTGGCTTTTGGGAAATCCTCTCTAATTTTTTCAATGCTTGCCCTTATGCCTTGCAAACTCGCCTTGTAATCATCGTCTGTTGCAATTCGGCCAGCCGATTTCACCATGTCATACACTTGGCCCGCTTCATCTCGCACTTGCTCAAGCGTGTCTCGCGTAATTTCGCGGGTTTCTGGCAACCCAAGGGTGCGATTAGCAAGTCTGTTGGTGACTTGTTGGTTGGTTGCGCGAGCCGTTTGTTCGGTGGCTTGCTTGCCGCCGATGCTTTCCAGCGCAATGTTGCGAATGTTTGGCTGAATTGTGGCGGGAGGCACTACATAGCCTTCTCGCTGCCCAACATCAAACGTGCGCTGCGGGCGAGTCAATGTTGGCTGGAAATTTGCGGGGGCAGGATTTGCAATGCCGGGCAACGGAACTTTTGCGCCCGCAATTGTGCTGCCAAGGAACTGATTGACATTTTCAAGCGTTCCTTGCGGTTCTGGCAATCCTATTTGCGTCATCAAGTTTTGTGTGGCTTGAGTCGGCATTTGCTGGTTGGAGCCAGTTAAGTAGTTATATCCAGCCATGGCCGCATCAGCAGCCATACCGGGTAATGCGGTGACGCCAGTAACAGCCGATCTGGCGGCCAAACCTAATTGCCTTGGCATTTGGCTAGGCAATCCTTCCACTTCTGATTTAATGTAGCCGCCCGCTTGGCGCAGTCGGTCACGAAGCGCCTTCAGCAAGTCGTTATTGTCCTCGGCAGAACCGCCGACTGGCTCGCTTTGATCTCGCCAACCCATTACCGCTTCCTCATCATTTTGCCGTTAGGCGCAATAAACAGGTCGCCACTCTTTAACTTTTCAAACATTGGATCATTGTCGCCTTGCAAACGCGGAATACGAACGCTTGCAAACGGGTCAGACACAATGTCCTCTGGGTTCAGCCCAGATCGCCCCGCTATTGATGTATACCGATCAATAACTTGCTGAACATTAGGGGCTTGGCTTTCAACCAACCCGTAAGCTGATTGCAAGAAGTCTTGTCGTTGCGATTGTGTTAACCGCTCACCGCTTGCAACTTTGTTGTAAATGTTGCGAATTGTGGCGTCTATACCGCCCGCGTTTTGAGCGTTTGCAAATTCACCCTCTCGGACGGTAGATGCGGGGTCAAGCGCCCGCATATATCCAAAAATCAAAGACAAATCATTTGCGGCACTAGGGTTGAGTGCGGCGGTTTTGATTTTTTGGAACGCATCAGCAACGCCACGATACGGGGTAGTTTGAGTTGTAAACTCTTTACGCAAACCTTCAGCGGTTTCTTTAGAACCACCGCCAGCAGACGGCGCAACGCCTTTCGTTCGCGTTTGCACGGTTCCATCGCTGTAATGCAACTCAACCACGTTGCCCAAATCCACCTCTTTTACGATGGTTTTGGGTTTCACGGGCGCTTCCTTTTCTTTTATCTTGCCAATGTCTCCGGTGCGTTGCGCTTCAGCAAGGCTTTCTGGCGTATATTTGCTTGCATCAAGGTCAGCAATTTTTACTTCCCTTGGCTTGGGCATCGTCGCTTCGTACTGCGACATAGCAAACTGCTGCACCATCGGGTTGCTGCTTTCAAAGCCTTCCAATGCTCGCGCACGTTTCTGCGCTGCCGTCAGCGGGCCGCCAACTTGCATCTGCATCGGCTGGCTGAAATCAGGCTGACCGTCTGCGCCCATCACGGGCATCAAACGCTGATTAGGCGCTGCGATGGCGCTCGGCTGTGCGTATTCGGTGCTACGGAACCCCGGCTGACCATACGGCACGGCAGGGCCACCACCCGGCTCGGTGTTGATCATCGGCATAGGCGCTTCCATCGCGGCCAACTCGGCCATATTGACGTTGCGCTGCTCGGGCTCAAACGAACGGATGTAATCAGCAAACTCGGTACGCCCCGCCTTCTCTGCGGCGGTCTTGGCTTCCTCGGCCTGACGACCCGCACGGGCGGTCATAAAGCTCTGCAACGCCTTCACAAGCGGTGCGGCCTTCGGGATCGGCGCTGCGGTGCCTTCCATCGGCTGATATTCTTGTTGGGCGAGTGCTTCGGCCAACATTGCACGGCGACGAGCTTCCTCTAACTGACGCTCGTACTCGCTCGGTGCGCGGAAAGTGCTGACATATTTAGGAGGCATTTTCAAAATCCCCTCTGTAAGAACCTCCCTGCGGCGTCGTCATGCCTGCGGGAGAGGGCATCCGTGGACGCATCGGGCGATTGCCGATCTGCGGTGCCGTGTCTGCCATTTGTTGCGGCGGCATACGGGTCTGACCCATTTGCGGGCGACCCATTCCCTGCATCATGCCGCCCATACCGGGCTGCGGCGTCATCTGTGGGCCGTTGAAGTTCATGGCCTGCGGAGGTACGCCAGAGGCGGTGTTCGGCGTAGCGCCGCTATAGGCGAGGCTAGGACGCATTGCGGGCATCCCGTCGCGTTGGCCTGCGGGCGCACCGATGGAACGGTTGCGCTCCTGCATTGCCAGCATCTGCGCCATGCGCTGCGGTCGGTCAGGTCTAAATCCGTTCATCTGTTAGCCTCCGAATAATCCTTTGCCAAGCGCCCCGCCAAATTGACCACCGAAGGCGGTGCCAGCCATGCCAGCAAGACTGCCGAGCAGCCCCATTTGCGAGTTGTATGCGCCGACTTGGTTGGCGTAATTGCGTTGTGCAAAGTCGCCTTGCGCCTGACCCGCTTGGAATATCGGAGCAGGGGCAACCGTGACGCCGCTATAGCCTTGGAATTGCGGCACCGTGACCTGACCGCCCGAGAGCAACGCGCTAATCTCGTTGATCGGGAGCGAGCGGATCGCTGCTTGTTGCGCGAGAGCCTGTTGCACAGCCGTGTTGTAGAACTGGCTCTGCCCCATCTCTTGGTTATACATCTGCTGCAACGCTTGGTTGTAGAAAGTGTTTTGGTCAATCGCGGCCTGACGCTGTTGCGCGAGGGCGGCGTTAGCCAATTCAGCTTGCGACATCTGCTGACCAAAGTTTTGCTGCTGACGACCAAGGTTGGCTTGCTGCACAGCAATCTGTGCCGCTTGGTTCTGCGCGATGGCTTGGTTACGCAACTGTTCGGCAGCCATTTGCTGGTCAATGTACTGCTGTTGGCCGCCCAGCACGTTCTGGTATTGCTGCGTAAGTGCGCCTTGGTTTTGGGCAATGGCTCGGTTCGCCATTTCTTGCGCCGAGGACGCCATGCCAAACTGTTCCATCAACCGTGCGCGGTCAAACTCACCCGCACCGACCGCCTGACCAAACTGTTGCGCTTGCGCGGCGTTAGCAGCCTGCTGTGCTTGCAACGCTTGTTGGTAGTTCTGCGCGATAGCGCGGTTGTACGCCTCTGCCGCCTGCTGTTGGGTGCCAAAGGACGCCAATTGCGCCTCTTGCCCAAACTCGCCGGCTTGCAGACGCTGCTGGAAGGCTTGCTGTTGGGCTTGGTTCTGCGCGGCTTGCGTTGCCAATGCGGATTGCAAGTCCTGCTGCATACCCGTGTTGTACAGCCCTGCTTGCTCCATGCCCGCACCAAAGCCTTGCAGAGCGGCTTGGTTGGCAAACATAGCGCGGGATTGCTGTTCGGCAAACGCCTGCTGACGGGCCGCTTGGTCAAGGCTGATGCCCTGTGCGGCGGCTTGCAGCAATAGGTCGTTTTCCTTCTGCATCTGCGCTTGCATTGCAGAGTTGTACGCCTCACCGCCCGGTCGCAAACCTTGGTTGATCAGTTGCGTTTGCAGCTGCTGACGCTCGCCTTGCAACTGCGGCGACAAACGCGAGAGCAGCGCCGTTTGCGCCGTCATGCCTGCGTTAACCGGGCCTTGCGGCAAGTTGCCGATGTCAATCTGACGCTGCAACTCTGGCCCTTGAACGCTGCGCTGCGCCTGACCAAACTGGCCTTGTTGCGGGCCTTGTGCCACGCCACCGACGCCGCTGGTGTCTAGCCCTTGCAGGTTCAGCCCGCCGGGGCCGCCTGACGCCATGCCGAACAAGCCGCCTGCGGGTGCGCCTTGCACCTGCGCGACATTGGAGAGATTTAACCCTTGCAGGTTGTACGGCTGCGGGCCGCCGCCTGCGTAGCCCATGCCCATCAGGTCAGGGGCGAACGGAATCTGGCCGACGCCTTCAATGTTGGCACCGGCTTGCCCTGCGACACGCACCGGCTCGGGGGTGGCGAGCGGGGAGACTTGCGACACCGGAGTGCCGTAGCCCATCAGGTTAAGGTGCGCCTCAATCGGGCGAACGCCAGCGCCAGAGTAATCAATGCCGGGGATGCCTGCGCCCGTAAACTCTTGCGCGATGGGAAGATTGCCGAGTCGTGCTGACGCTTCGTTAGCCGCCATCGCAAGACGAGCCTGCGCTTGCTGTTCGTTGTTGACGGCGGTCTGCGCCCAATACGGCAACTCTTGGCGTACCGTCGGCTGCTCAATGTATGTCGTAAATTGCTCGCGGGTCGGCATCTGGCCGCGGCTACCGTCGCCGTCTAGGATGCTGCCCGATTGATATTGCTCCAACGCCTTCTGATACGCCGCCTCGTCAAAGTTCGGGGTGCGCGACCAAGTAACGGTCTGCGTCCCATACGGCGTATAGACGTTGGGATTGCTCATGTAAGCCGACGTTCTGGCGGCTTCCACGTTGGCTGCGCCCTGTTGTCGCGCTAATGCGGCGTAATCAGGCGCTGGCGGCGGTGCTGGTGATCTTTTGCCCATACCTCGGCTCCAAAAAACGACACTTGTCAGGTGTCTGCGTCATAAAAACAATGTCTCCGTCGGGTGCGCCATCCTTGATGCGCGCTTCCTCGGAAAACCCCATTTTCGTGACCAGTTTCAGCGCCCGGGTATGGTTGCTGGAAATCGGCCCTATTATCTTATCAACATTGCAGACGTTATAGGCATAATCGTAAACGGCTGCCATATACGTCGGCGTAACACGCTCCCATGCGATGTGGCAGACGACCGATCTGCCGTTCCACATCTCAAAAACTGTCCCTGCGACCAACTTTCCGTCTTTCTCAAGCCCGAGAGCATTGGATCGTTCGGCGTGATAGCCGCCGTCCGTCTGTGCGGTGACCCAATGCCCCACATGGGGGCCGCTTACGATGCGCCAGCCCATCCGAGTTGATAAACGATGTCAGTTGATGCCCACTCCAGCGTCAGATTCTTGCTGCTGCTGTTGAAATTGACGGCAGCGCAGTATCCGATGCCTTGAAGTCCCACAAAGTTGTTCGTGACGACCGTATCTGACCCCCATAGAGCCGTTCCCCACAGTCCTACATCCCACAAACCATAAGCGGTGGGCGAAAAGGAAAGCGGGCCTACGATGTCGGCGGTCTGAAAGTCCACGTTGACGCCGATGCTGATGGCCGGTTGACCGTTGCTATAAATGGTCGGGCGGCCACGGGTGAAATACTTGATGACGCCGCGCGTCTCAAAGTAGTTAAACGCTTGCAAAGCGCGCGTCGCAATTGCAGAACCGTTGTCAGCGTAGCTTTCTGACCCCGTTCCCGTCGTCCATGCTCTTGCCACAACGCCGTCACCGCCGAAATAGGGCGTGTCGTTGAGCAAAGTCCACGAATTGGCGTACCAGCCGGTGAACCGACACCACGCTTTAGTGATGTTGTTCATCACAAACTGTTGTTGCGAGTTTGTGCCTACTGGAATGTTAACAATCAACGCATTGTTAAGCGGGTTGTAGAGCAGCCCCCAGCCAAAATTGCTCTTGTATTGGCGCGTGACGGCAGCAAATGCGCCTTGAATTTTGTCCGACAGCGCCACTTGCGGGTCAAGCCGCGACGATTGCAGCGCCGAGGCCATCGGGATCAGGCCATCTAGCGTCAAAATCAGCAAATCACCGCCGTACTTGGTCACACAGCGGCGCGAGATGGGCGAACCAACCTGCCAAACGCCGATCAGCGCCCATGTAGAGGCGCTGGAGGGGTCGGTGCCGCGATAAACGATGATTTCGCCTTGATCGGTGACAAACACAA